ATAGAGATTATTAGTCGATCAATATCTCCTCTCTCTAGCGCCTCTAAATGTTTTATGATTTCTAAGTGATGCCAGTTGACGTTGTACTCGTCATGGCTCCGCTTTGCAAACTCTAGCAAGGACTTGGATGCAAGAACTCTCGATGCAATCTCTTTCTTGATTAACTCTTCGTTACTTTGTTTCTGCTTCAATGATATTATTTAACTCTTCGTTAGACATATTCTTTAAATCCTTGGTCAGAGACAATACTACGTTCTTACTTTCTGTTCTTTCAGTAGCATGTCCTTTAAGTAATAAATCTAACTTCATAACAGTTTCTAAATCTTTAATAGATTCTACCCTGAGCCTACCTTCTTCGATATCTTCTCTTGCAGATGCAAGTAGATCAAATAAAGATTGTACTGCTATTGCTTTGACCTCTGAATATAAATCAGCAAACTTATCATCAATCAAAGAAGTGACCTTGCTATCTAATGCTCTGATCCTTCTATCCCAACTGAATCTTCTCTTCCAAGACTTCAGTCTCGATAATGATATGCCTGTAGCAGAAGATAGCTTTCTCATACATCTATCCTCTCCCATCGCATAGTATGCGTGGAAAACTTGTAACTGCTGATCTGCACTATTAGCTAATGTATTATCTATGTAATCCAGATCTAGGTGTTCCAATGCTAATGGGTTTTCTTGCTTGCTCATGGAAGTAGTATATCAAAAAGTCAAGTAGATTGTAAAATTTTTGGTCGGGAAAATTTTTTGGTGCGGAAAAATTTTTTTGGTGTGCGAATTTTGTGGGTGGGTGTCTATACTATTTTACCTATATTTTTTTGAGCCTCAGTTAGTGAGAAGCTTTACTTTTTACTTTCTACTATGTCTTGACGCACTGTGTCATCGTTAGTTTTCTTTATATATATCCTTATAATGCTAAAGTCGAAACTCTTAGCCCTTATTTTTTTATAAATAATTGTTGACTATTGTTAAGAGTGATGTTAGCCTTTGAGAGTAGTCAGGGGCACCGCCCTTGACATTGTTCTTTGAAGCTTGGTTGTTGATTATTAAAAATAATTAAAAATAATTGTTGACAGTTGTTAAAAGCTTTGTTAGTATTAAAGACAGATAGCAGGGGAGCGGCAGACAGTCGTTACTTGCTTGAAAGATCCGAAAGCCTTCGGTGAGAATAGACGGGCATTAAGTAAACAAACATTAATTAAAGAGGTCGTTATTATGAGCAGGAGAGGTCAGCTTGCAGGGTGGAGAAGTGTGCAAAGGGATGCAGTCAGGAGACTGGCAACCCGTGAGCATAAGACTTCAGAAAAGCTATACAGGGCTAATAAGTCAGGTATGGCTCCCCAGATGGCTAGACCAGTGATTGCCATGATGATGACCGAGATAGAGCAAGCGCCCAAGAAAACCCGTAGAGGTAGACGAGGGCGCAAATAGACATAGGCTTTCGGGATTGATAGCTCCCTTACGGTTGAGCGCTCCCGATACTGTACAAATGTACAGTGCGAAAAGTTTTTCACACCTGTGAAATCTTTTACGCAGTCCGTTCCGCTGGACGGTATGATCAGAACAGAGGATCAGAACAGGATTTATATAGTATTAATCAATACTTAATTAATTTTTGTTCCGTTGTTCTGGCATTCTTTTAAAAAAAAAAGAGAAAAAATTTTTTTTATTTTTTTTTCTCTATATGCCGGAACAACGGAACAAGCGGAACACGGAAAGTCTATGAAAATTAAGAGAGGTATATTAATGAACAATATTATTAAACAAACAATAAAAAAGTTCATCTCGGACCTTTGCCAGTCCGAAGGAATTGACCCAAACGATTGGACCCTAGATCTAGATAATATTCACACGGTCTATGTTCAAGAAGACTCTGAACAGCAGGCTTGGCGATATTGGGAACATGTACTGTATCAGCACAAAATACGTGACAATGTCACGGGGAGAATATGGACCATGACTTATAGTTGGAATTATGACGGGTCCATTTTCGGATGCAATGACTCTGAACCCATATTAGGTGATTTAAAATGTAAAATTCCAATAAGGAATAAATTTCAACCTGAATTCAATAATCAACCTGAATTCAGCTTTCAATAAACAAAACAAATAGGAGTAAATAGAGATGGAACAACTAATTACAATTACAGTTATGGAAGCAGTCGCATGGATGGTCAGCGGCTGGATTGCAATCGAGTGGGCATTCTGGAGCGTAGAAAAATGAAAGTAAAATATGAAGACATAAGGCGAGATATGCTTGCCAATTGTTTAAGATACCTTCGCTTTGCGTTCAATAACGTGAACGAAGTAAGCGAGGAGTTTATTAAAAAGATTGCACGAAACGAAGTTGAAAACTTCATGGAGTTTTACGAGATAACAGGCGTAAGACCTTCGGCGATGATGGTAGATATGATCATCGATATGCAAACACACCTAGAC